TGGAAAAGGTGGAAAATACTTGTTTAATTTTTCTGCTTGTTTTGCGAGTAATGCATCAGGCGTTAGATTGTGTAAATTGCAAAAAAATGGTACTGATATTTTATTTGGTAATTGGATAGGTGCTTCGAGTGATTTCTTAACAATTAATGGCTCTGGTGTTTTAAACTTAAGTGCTTCGGATTATATTGAAATGCAGGTCTACCAATCATCTGGTGGAAACTTAAATATAAATACAAAAATTGGTAATTTTATAATGGCAACATACTTAGGGGCATAAAATGGAACTTTGGGAAAAAATTGTTGAGATATATCCTGAAACTGCTGAGAATGATTTTGCAGTTTTTAATAAAGATATTATGTTGCAAAATGACAGCGATGGCATTGGTGCTTATATTGCAAAGTGGGAATATAGCCAACCAATTCCAGAGGGCTTAACACTAGGCAAACCCTCAGCATAATCTTGAGGAATTGTGCCGATGAAACCTAAACTATGTGCAGCTGGTGCGCAGTTAAGAGATCAAGTTGATACGTGGTTTCCAGATAGGTGTACTAAAAGTCCAGAAGGATGGTTGGGCGATAGTCGTCACTCCGCCAGAAAATCGGATCATAATCCAGACGAACACGGGTGGGTCAGAGGTCTTGATCTTAATGCTCGGTTGGAGTCATCCGACAGCCTCGCACCTTATCTGGCTGACCAGATCAGAATCGCAGCCAAATCGGATCCACGCTTATCATACGTCATCTATAACGGGAGAATATGCTCAAAGATATTAAATTGGAAATGGCGTAAGTACAAAGGCATTAATCCACACAAGCGACACATCCACATTAGCTTTACAAAGTTAGGTGACAAAGACAGTAAGCCGTTCGATATACCACTTATAGGAGGCAAGATATGAAGATAAGCAAAAAACAGAAGGCGATACTAAAGTCATACGCACGTGGCGTATTGGTATCATTCTTAACATTCTTAGCAAGTAATGAATTAGGTTTAGACCCAGCGCTGTCTGTAGTAATTGCAGCACTCGCAGGGCCAGCAGCTAGGGCTTTAGATAAATCCGATATTGCCTATGGCATCGGTGCTAATGAAAAATGAGTCCTACAGAATGGGCTGGCTTTGGCGCTGGCGTTATGGCCGTGCTATCAGGCGGGCTAATAGGATTACGTTTTTTAGTTAAAGGCTGGCTTAATGAGTTGCGCCCGAATGGTGGCTCTAGTATGAAGGATCAATTAACACGGCTAGAGAAGCGTGTCGATGATCTCTTTATTTTAATCAGTAAGTCATAATTTAATTATGGCTACTAAACGCAAACCAAAGAAGAAGGCAGTACGTAAGCGTAGGACTACTAAAGAGCCTGTACTCACTAAACTGGATTTCTGGGCAATAGCAGCTAATGAGGTTTATATGGCGTGCCGTAAATCTGGAATGGATGAAGGCACAGCTCTAGCGTTTGCGATGGATAGGTCAAGTTATCCAGACTGGATCGTAGATACAAAAGATCCTATTAAAAATCCACTTGACGATTTCGATGAGGATGACGATTAAGCGTTGGCTAGTAATATCCGACCTACAGGTGCCCTATCATCACGAAGCAGCTGTAAAGAATGTAATCAAGTTAGCGAGGCGTGAGAAGTTTGATTCTGTATTGGTGGTCGGGGATGAAATTGATTTCCAGTCGATTAGTAAGTGGGCCGATGGCACACCTTTGGCTTATTCAGAAGACCTACACGCAGATCGTGAGCTATGTAAGCAGATACTCTGGGATCTCGGTGAGTACAGTCCAGAAATGCATATTATCCGCAGTAATCATACTGATCGCCTTTATAACACTTTATTAAAAGTACCTGGCTTAATCAATTTACCTGAGTTACAGTACCCCGCCTTTATGGGATTCGCTGAAATGGGTATGACCTATCACAAGACAGCCTATGAATTTCACGATAATTGGTTACTCTGCCACGGCGATGAGGGCAATATGAGCCAGCACGCTGGAATTACCTCGCTTAACCTAGCCAAGAAATTTGGAAAATCAGTTTTGGCGGGGCACAGCCACAGGCTTGGTATGAGTGCCTATTCAGAGGGCGTAAACGGCTATTATAGGGCTTTATATGGGGTAGAGGTGGGAAACCTTATGGATCGCAAAAAAGCCTCTTATATCCGCTATGGAAGCGCTAATTGGCAGATGGGCTTTGCTATACTAGAAGCTAGTGGCAAGACCCTGACACCGACCCTGGTGCCAGTTAATAAGGATGGCTCATTTACAGCATTAGGCAAACACTATGGGGCTTAATACAGAGTACGCCGAGCGCACTATCGATGACCATATCGATGACCTCGAAGATATTAACGTTATCTAATCGTTATACAAAAACACCCCTAAACTATCCACAAAGTCGTACACAGGTGCAACACTATGCCTGTGCCACAAAATATGTGCGCATAGATTGGGCTACAAATGACTATGGAAATCGCAGTTTATTCATTTATAGGTTTAAGTATGGCGTATTGGCTGGTGTTAATGCGTATAGATGATATGAAACAAACACATTACTGGCGTGGCCGTAAAGATGGCTGGGATATGCACCGCAGGATGATTCAAAACAAAATAAAGTCAGATGAGGTATTTGACTATGACAAAAACTGAGAAGCTGCTAGCAGATGTTGTCGACCTGGTGCATACAAGGGGATCGGTCTATGGTCACCCTTACACAAACCATAAAAGGATCAGTGAATTGTGGTCGGCATACCTCGACCATCCAATTACGCCTAGTCAAGTCGCATTATGTATGGCGCTCGTCAAGGTTTCTAGGCTTACTGAGTCTCCAGGCCACAGTGACTCGATCATCGATGCACTTGCTTACATTTCGATATACCAGACAGTCCTTGATGCAGAAGCCGACATCAATTTTACCTGGGGGGATGACTAATGGCATTTAACCTAGAGGATTACACCACAGTTCAAGAAAGATCAAATATATTTTGGGAAAGGTATCCAAATGGAGCAGTACGAACAAAGATTATCTCGGAGTCAGACACTAGAGTCATTGTTGTATGTGAATTATTTAGGGACTCAGCTGATGAAAAACCATTCGCAACAGGTCACGCCAAAGAGGTCATTTCCGATAGGGGTGTCAATAGAGATTTTGCGCTGGAAAATTGCGAGACTTCGGCTAGAGGCGTTGCTTTTAAAGCGGCTAATATCGGTACTGAAAAAAATGGACCAAGTAGAGAAGAAATGGTTAGGGTAAGTGAAAAACAAACCGAACCATTTAGACCTAAATATGGCAGACCAGGATCTAAATCAGCTGCGATGGAGTATGCGTTACATATTGTTGATGCACAGTCTAAAGATAATAGCAACGAGCCTAAACCTGTTGCTTGGTCTGTTGGGGAAAGCATTACTCAAATTGCTGAAGTGGTCGATGTTAGTTTTACTTGCAGGCACGGTGATATGGTAAAAAAAGAAGGCACAGCTAAGACTGGTAAACCATACGCAGGTTATGTCTGCACAGCACCAAAAGCAGAGCAGTGCGATGCTAAGTGGGCAAGACTTACAGCTGCTGGCACTTGGTTTTGGCCAGATGATACGGAAAGCGGAAAGGGGGGCGAATAATGGGATACGTTGAAATTCTACGAGGCGGACCTTACCTGGAGCGCATAGAGAACGACCAGGTAAAGTATGTGCCGTCTACCGATGTTTGTGTAGCTTGTAATGATGACAGGCTAATACATTCAGGTAATTTCTTGGTATGTACACAATGCCACTGTAGGCAATAAGGATATTACCATAATGCACCCACAATTTAAATGTAATGGATGCCAGCGTAATACCGAATTCTTATGGCTAGATCAGATTGATACGCCAGAGGGATTTAAGGCTTATCAGTGTATGGAATGTGGTTGCACTGGTGTTAAGAATGTTGTAGAGGCTTTGCATATTCCAGACTCGGATATATGCAGATGTGATAAGTGTGGTAGTTGGAAGTTTGAAACCGTGGTCTGCCACACTTGCCAACTGATAGGAGCAAAGTAATGCCTACCTATGAATATAGCTGTAATGAATGCGGC